ACGATAGCTGGAAACGGTAGTATCAAAATATACATAGACATCACCAGTAGTATAAGCATTGACCCCAGAAGGTGTCTTTGCAACAGCATAGGCATGACCGGCACCGGCAACAGTTGCAAGACCTGCATTAAGAGCTGTAAGAAAAGCATTAGCAGTAGCACCATTTTCGCTGACATTGGCTGAAGTACCATCAGCAACTAACTGTAAATTTTGGTTCAGTTTTGTCCATGTGCTGAATACTAAGAAATTGGCTTTGATAACAGTACCAAATTTGTTGTCAATTTTAACGTCAAACTGTACATCGACACTTTTTGAAAAGAGATAGATATAACGTTTGTCAACAACAGTATCAGTATTAGCAACAACGGTAAACAGATAGCCATCATTTACAGAAGAGATACCCATCTGGTTTGCTCCTACTTTGTAAGCAAAGAGAACGGTGTTGATAGCAGCTGTTGCATTGAAGGCGATGATCAGTTCATCAATACCAAAACCACCACCAGAAGTAACGGTAGTCGTAACACCGGTAGCAAGGGTAACATCAATACTAGAGGCATCGGCAGGATCAGAGTCGGTGACATAATACACTCTTTTAGCGTGTGCTAAGATATTGGTATTGTCAGCGCCATCTTTTGGTTGGTGCATGTAGATGTCTGTGATGATAGATTTTTCCATGGTCAGCAGTTCAGCATCATCGATAAGACCGCCAGTGCAATCTATTTTTGACAAAGAACTACCATAATAAAATTCTTTTTTGTAACGATCAGAATTACCAACACCGGGTTTTTCAACTTTCTTTACCAGCGTGATACCATAATCATAGTCACATTCTTCACAAGGACATTCAGGATTTAACTCCACTAGATATCCGGACTGAGCGCCAGGATCGGTACAGTTTTTTGAGATTGATAACATCGAATCCATAGAGGTTCCGATAACAGGATTAGCAATGTCGTTTGTCGCGAAAGCAGCGCCCGGCATTTGTACTCCTTCTTTTTTGAATACCAGGGTGCGGAGTTTGGTTGTTGTGTCTCCATAAACACCGATATCATCATGACTTACTGAATTCAGTAAAATCGTTCTTTTGGGATAACCAAGAAATTTGCTCATTGTTTATTTTATTAATTTATTAATTATTGCTTTGTAATGGTTCTTATAGCCTCTTCCTGCAAGAACGACTGATAACGAGGATCAGTGGCTCTTTCTAGATACTGTCGAACACATAAATCTATTATCTCTTTTCTCTGTGTTTCGCCAAACTCACAATACACATCATTGGCCGGATTGTTAGGATCATAGTTAATCTCTAAAGGATAACGATAATATTCTACCTGCATAGAATGTCCTGTCGAGGAGGTCCCTGTAATTAAATCGGCATAGTTATGTTTTATGTCGTAATACAGCCTAGAGTCCTTCGGCTTACGCCATGGATTGTATTTATTGGCAGTTCGTTGATCTGAACGCATGATATTACAAGAAAGCCATTCTGACACACCCGAATTACAATCATTACCTATATAATTGATTTTGAATTCAATGTTTAACATCCTGTACATCTTAGGATAGTTAACACCAAAAATAGGAACGACGTAGGCAGAAACATTAGGCTCTTGAAAGGGAAGACGAAACCTATAGGCATTACCGGCAATAGGTAATATTGGTATCAATACTACACCGCCATAGGAGTCAATACCATTGGTAATAACTCTTAGCATATGCAGATCTTCCTGTTGCTTTTCAGTTTTTTCAGAACCTTCTTTTCTGGAGATATTATCTTTCAACCATTCATTTTGGGCCCACTCATTAACTATCCTGTTCCATACGGAAGGAATAACGGTGCCTGTTGATGATTTCCGGATTCCATCCAGAAAAGACATATACATTTCTTTCGGGGTGTCTAACATGACTTAGAATTTTGAAAGTATTAACTCAATGATCTCTTCACGATTTTTATCTTCGTAGTCAACCTTTTTAACTCCTTTGTTTTTCATGGTGCTGCATTTGACTTTGAGTTCGTCAATAGTCATATCGTTAAGCTCCTGTTTCAGTTCATTCTTTTTCTCATCGACGACACCGTTCTTTAGTTCATCCAGTGTTGCCTTAAGGTCAACGATAGTCTTGTCACCTGGGAAGAACTTCATCCCTTTAGTGATAAGGTCGTGTGCCTTGATGATATCTTTCTTGAACAATGCAGATTCTATCTTAGTGATGATATCGTCATATTCCATCATCTCATCATCACCAAAAGTTTTGTTTTCTTTCTGCAACAGGATCTTCTTCACGCGCTCCATATCCGAAACTTTATCATTTCTCTGATAATATTCTGATACTTCCTGTACTGAACCTCCGATAAAGCGAGCTCCTTCATAGAAAGAACCATCTCTACGTTTGATGATACCATGCATCTCCAGTTTCAATATGAAAATATCTTTTGCAGCCTTTTCAGAAAAAGCATCGAGGATAACTTGTGGGTTATCTTTTGCTATCTTATACAACTCACTATATACCTGATTCTTTGACATCTTCATGATATCGATCTCCGATTCCTGGTAAATGTGGTTTGTGTAAAGGGCAGCTTCCAGAACTTCGTCGTGCTGTCTTGTCTTTATAAGTGTCAAGGCATCATAAAGAATTTCTGTCTTATCAACGACAGATTTTGATTCTGCCTCATGATCTTCGATATATCCATCATGTAACACCCGGTCAAAGGTATCATATGTTCTGGCAATCCTACTGAATGATAACAATAAGAAATCCAATAAGATCTTATCTTCTTTTTTGTTGAGGTCGAATTTTCTTCCATCGGGAAAGAAATAATAATTGTCGGGATTAACGACGAGAGGGAACTTCTTCATCTGTTCTGCTGTCAATTTAGCGACACCTCTCATCTGATCAGGGGTAAGGTTGTTCTCAGTGTCAGGATTATTAGGTTCAATCTCTTGACCTGTTCTGAAGGTATTGTTATACCTTGGCGCCATCCACATAAGCGGATTCTTTTTTAGCACCTTCTTTTGCCATCTTAAGATGACTATTTTATCTGGTTTCTGATTCATTGTGAAGATTATTAATTAATTATAAATAGTAAGGTCTGAAAATTCTCAGCGGCTGAATTTGGCTGATAACACCAATCTGGAAAAGTACATGTGTTTGTGAACCATCGACAGAAGAGGCAATACTACCACCAACATCAATACCGGCCACTGTTCCTTTTGCCATCGGGCGAAGCTGGATAAGTTCAATACCACGAGCACCACCAGTAGTTAATCCCAAGGGAATTCCAATAGCATCCCATTCATTGCTATAGGTACCATCAGAAAGTTTTATACCCGGGCGGCTAGACTGTGAGAACCATGAGGAACGATAAGGTATGATACGAAGACCGGCAAGTTCATAGAAACCATAAGTGTCAACGATACCTTTATCAGCGCCAGTGCCTACGATATTGCCATTCTGATCGATACGCATATCAGACATCAACTGTTGGAAAGAAAGATAAGACTTAGGAGCCATCTTCATAGCAATTTCCCGGTGACCATCTTCGCCTTTGGTAATGAAAGAGTCTGTATTGGCAAGGAAAGCTTCCAGAAATCCTTTTGTCCATCCATGATTTTGAGGTATGTCGATAGCACCATCTCCTGAGTTCATAACTCCGGAACCTGACATGATATCGCGTCCTTCATCATCGGTAAGAAAAACTTTGTTGAAATCTTCAGTGACAGTACATTTTCCGAATACCAGCTGATATTCTAACTGTTTAGCAGCCCTTCTCATCATTTTTTCTTCGGCCACTTCAAGGAATGCACGTTGTCCGTTATTTTCAACCCATTTACCAGATACTTTCATTGCTTTGGCGGTACCTGACCATGAATATTTAAAACGGAGTAACGATAAGAACGAATGGCCCCATCCACCGGAAGTATATTTTTCAACACCACGTTCTGAGAAGTCATGTTCGTGTAAGTTCGTCACCGGTGTACATTCATAGTTTTCTGCCAGCAGTCGAGGATCAACATAAGCATTGTAGTCATTGCCTAAAAGTTTTACCTTATATTCATAGACACCATTCTTTTCTTTTGGATCCTGTAACACATAAAGCTGTGTCTGGTTGTCAGCCAATTCGATAACTTCTTTGTAACCGCTCCAGTTTGAATTAAGATAGATGTAAAAAGCAAGGCCATGTAATCCCGGCATACTTGAACCGTTGGCATCGTCGCGGAAGGTAAGACCAGAATTGTTAGTTCTAAAATACTGTTTCCTTTGATCAGAAGCGCCAATAGCAAACATAACGTGATTAGAGCCTACAGTACGATACTGTTTGTTATTTGTTGAATGGTTTACTCCACTTGTCTTCAGTCCTTTGCCATCAAGCAATGACATGATCTCAGATTCATCATCTTTGAAAAGACTAAACATCGTCGGAACATAATCGGGATCATTCACTCCCATGTCGATTAACATACGCCCGGTAATACTTTCCAGTGCTACTGTATCGGGTTGTCCTGGTTTAATTCTCATTTTAATTGAAATTTTTATTAATGATTACTTTTTGTTTTTGCCATACATGAACGTAGCTCTATCAAACTCATCAGGATTCTTTGCAGAACGTGATGTTTTAATGTTCGGAGATGGACTTAATCTATTTTCTAAATCTTTCTTTAGTTCCTCCTTTATCTTTGATCCGGAAGAGTCTAAATCATTTTTCAGGTATTTCCATAATAACGGTGTAAGCCGAATGAAATCTTCGTCGCTTTGCAATAGTTGATCCCATGTGTTCTTCATCGTTTTTAAATCCCTGGCCGAAAGTTTCGGCAGATCTTCAAAGAATTCCTTTTTTTCAGCTTCGCTAAAAGGAATACCAAAGAAGGCTTTAGACTCTTTGTTTTTCTCAATAAAGTCAGTAACAATTTTTTGATTTGCAGTTTCCTCTTGTTCAAAAGCCTCTTTAAACTGCATAAGACGCTGATTGTAACTTTGTTCTTTTTGTAATTTGATATTTTCTTTAACCTGATTCTTCAATCTGGATTCTTCTGTTGACTTCTGTATAGGTGTCAAACTTTCAATATGAGCTTTGATATCATCCTGTGACCAGTTGAGCTTGTTGTCTTCTGAATGTTTTGTATAAGCTAATATAAGAAAATCATCTGCAGGGAGTCCTAAGATGTTTGCTTCCCGATTATGATGTTCAATGAACTTACCAAAATCAAAGGTAGGATCTTTTTTTGCTGTGACATATTCTTTAATAAATTCATCATCGCTAATACCATTATCGGTATACTTCTGTATCTCACCAACAAGGATTTCATACTTTTCTTTTTCAGAAAGCTTCTCACCTTTGTCGTTGAGACCTTTAACGATAATTTCCGGAACCTGATACCCTTCTCCTAGCTCTTCTTTTAGATGTTTAAAAGCATAATCTAATTCGGTAGCTGGAGGGGGAGCTTGTGGAGGGTTGTTCTTGTCGATAACTTTAGGATCAGTGACCTTAGTTGTATCAACAGGAGCGTCTTGCTTTATAGGATCTACTTTGATACCCATAAAAGCATCTTTGTCGAATGGTTCTATCTGAATATTTTCAGCGCCATCATTGACATCTTGGTTGTCTGTTTCTAAATCCATAGAATTTGATTTTTTTTGGTTACTAAATTAATATATAAATTGGTGAATATGTGAGTTTATAAAATTAGTTTTTAACATGTTCCATGTTCTGTTTTTTCTTTGTCGCCTCTATCTTTTTTATATCAGAAACAAATTTCTTATCAGAGTCTTCTTTTGACTGTCCTAATTCTGCCTCTCTGAATAATGCATCGATCTTTAACTGTAAGGCCTGTATCTGTTCATTAGTTGTAGAATGTTTATCGTTAACATTTAATAACGACAATTCCGATTCCCTACGATATTCAAGATCCTTGTTTTTAATTTCGTATTCGTTATTAAGTTTCTGTTCATTATATTTTGTTTCCAGGGCCAGACGTTGTTCATCAAGGTCAATAGCTGCTTTTTGTAGTTGAAGTTCCGCTTCTTTGTATTTTAATGGCAAGGCGGCAATCTGCATATCAAATTCCTTAGTAAACTGAATTATCTGTTTTTCAGCATCTATTTCAGAACCTGCATTAAGTTTTGCTAGTTTTTCCTGCTTCTCGGTAAAATATTCTATCTTCTTCTCTAATTCTTTTGTGGATTCTGTATTAAAGATAGAGAATAATTGACTGAATGATAATATCCCTCTAGACATTTCGGCTTTAGCAAATTCTCTAAGATCTTCCATCTTCTGTCCATCTTTTGTGTTGTCCATTATAACAACTTCAAATTGACGATCTTTAAAGAGGTTTTTAGGGATAGTGATGATTTCTTTTGAAAGGTCAAGGTCTTCTATTTCAAGTATCAGATCATCATCATTACGATATTTTAAAGCAAGATTTAATAGTTGTGTCAGAGCCATCTTCTCTACCTCATCATGATCACTGAAGATAATCTCAGTGATAAGTTGTGATTGAGCTATAGACTGTCTGAAAGTAGCAACCTGATCTGAAGGTACTACCTCACCGAGGGCCTGCCGGGTAATACCGGTTATGCTCCCCATAGTATTTTCAAGGCTGACCAAAACATTATCAAGATATTGTATTGCCGGCGACAAGGTGTTGTCAAAAGATTGCCATTGATTATAGGAAATGTTTTTTACACGACCAGTTTTATCAACAGTTTCTATAATAATATTCCCTAGTTTCTTTTTATATTCCCATTCATCATCTGTCAAGTGTGACGGCTTTTGAGAATAGTCCATAACCTGTCCTTTTGTTCCAGAAAGAGCAAGCATAAGTTCTCGATGATAATGAACGATATTATAAAGCTTTTGGATATCTCGGGTATTCCAGATAATAGAATATGGTCTTTCGGTGATATTATTATAACATCTACCTACTACAGGTAATTTTTTATCAGCAATATTATCAATATCATTATAGAACTGTTTTTTTACACCATATTCTACAAAGATGTCTCCATCAATAACATAACCCATGTAGATGTCGCAATCATATTTTTCATCATATTTTTCTCCTTTTGAAGAGTCATATATCTCTGTATTTTCTCTGGAAAGTTTTATGTTGGGGTCTTTTTTACTGATATATTCTTTGCCGGCATAGGTATATTCAGAACTATCAATAACCTTTTTTTCATTACTAATAAAGTGTCTAAAGTATTCTCCTGGTTCTTTTTTATTTGGAGTCTTCTTAATCTTAACTAGTCGTGGTACTTTCCAATAGATCTCTTCTACAGTAGTATTTATGGAATTATCTACGGTCCCGGAATAGATATCAGATACCAACATTCCACCGTTCGGAGTAGCTACAAATTGTGAATTGCTATCTTTTGAACGCGATACGTATTGTTCTAGCTGCTTTATTCTCTCCTCTCCATAATTTGCTTTTATCTCTCCACCCCAACGGGCTATAATATCTACAAAAGACATCTGTCTTCTTATTACTACCCATGGACAGTCTTGTATAAATTGAACATTATCGATAGATGGATAGAATACATTAAGTTCATTGATAGGTTCAAATATAAGTTTCTGACCTTCAATGTCAACTTTATATGCTTGTTTCCCGGTGACAACCTGGGAGATAAAATTTCGTTTCGACTTATTAGCGATATTGAGTTTGTTCCTGAGATTGATCGTGACTTTTTGTGATATCTCTTCTATCCAGTCTTTTTTCTTATAACGATGGTAGCGATCCCATGCTTCAGCTTTTTGTTCAAATATCTCTTTGCTTGTAAGCATCATATCTTTAGCATAGGTGAACTTTGATGTCATTGCAGGCATCATGGCCTTTGCCTGATTGATCTGTGCTAATTCCTCTTCTGAGGTAGGTTCTTTGCTGATGAATGACTGTAGTTGCTGAATCTGATAATCTATCATTTCTATCTGAGATTGCTTGTCATAGACTATTTGTTTTGTGGTCTCCATCATCATATTAAAAAAGTCATCAGTTTTTGCTTTGGCTTTTTCTTTCAATGAATTTTTATCAACAGTGTTTACCGAAAACACCCATGGCCTCTTTGACTGCTTTGAGATAAGGATATCGCAATAATGTCTTTGCAGAGGTATATGTCGAGGTTGCGCCGGCATAGAATACTCACCTACTGTTGTAAGGTAATCCATCTCACGAGGATCTACCTCATTATGATAAAGTTTCCAACATTCAATATCCGTTTCTGTATTGGAATTACTTGCTACAGTTTCACTAAAAAATGATAAAAAGTCCTTACACCATTTGTCGGTCTTTTTACTTTCGGGAATTATTAATTCTGGACAGGTTACATTACTCATACCATTACTTGTTGAAGTTTACCATTAATACGTTTATAAACATGCATATGCTTTTTTTCATTTACGTCTTCCTTTTTTTTAACAATATAGTTCTGTTCGTCTTTAGCGCATACCTCACATTCAGCAGAAGCCATTGTTATATCACAGTTGTATTTCTTTCCAGAAGGATCATATTTGAATTGAGCAAAAGCTTTTATCTGAAGTCTGAAGTGCATAGTCTGGATAAATTCATAAGTAAGTTGGTCTTTTAATATCGCCAAGGCATGTGGCTTTAACGATTTGTCAGTACCAAATCTATTAGATACTTGTGAGTTTTTAATCATTCCAGAGAACGCTAGCTGAGGTCTTTCCTTTAACAGGAACTGAAGTCCATGATCTTCATACCAGTCAAAGATACGTAAATTTGAATACTCAATGTTATTTTTTGCATTATTAAAATATATGGAACCCATAGCTGAGCGTTCAAAGAATAGTTTAGCGCCACCCTCTTCTACTGTAGGTCGTGTAAGTATGAACCCGGTATATAGGTTATAAGTAGTATTAAGGTCAAGGAATTTCTTTTTTACAACAGAACAACCTTTTGATGTCGAAGTCTCAGCCTGATCCTGATCATAGCTATCAGTACCCATGCAATAAAGGTTCTCATAAGGATTACCCTCTTTGTCGCACATCGGCTCTTCTAATATCTCACACCATCCATCAGGATCATCGGTAAAAGTAACTCCGGCCAACATATCATTAGGATCTTTCCAACTCAAAACTCCAATCCTTGTTTTTTGTTCTGAAAGATGAGAATTGATATATGCGTAACGTTCGTTGAGATACCCTACTATTTCCGGTCCAAAATAACCTCCAGAAGATGTCTGAAACATCTCTGAAGGAGTAAAAGGCTTCATGGCAATAAAGATAAACTTTGATTTGCCTTTCTTCATCGCACGTTCCTTATTGATCTTTTCTGCCGAGAGACTCATCAAGGAATTATAATCATCATCAAGGAGTTCGAATTTATGAGCCGGAATGAAATAGCCAACACGATCTTCCTTGCTTACCTCCGAGTCATATTTATTAAGGAAAGACAAGACACCATAAGATTCTGATTCGTAAAACAGTTTTGTCATATCTTCAACAGAGTCTTTCATTTCTTCTCCAGCGGTACCTATAAAATCGAAAATACCTGTTCGCTGACCTTCAGCTTCAATAGAGGCTTCTATAAACTCTTTTGTTTCAATGACAAGACCTTTCTTCCACTTACCTACTTCTTCAAAGATGACTTTGCTAGGTGTCAGAGACGATACTACCTGTGGATTATCTTTGGCTGTTCTCATGTATATTTCCGAATCAGTGTTCTTTGACTTTACATAATCAACAGAATCAAGTTCCAATGTTTTATAGAACTGTGTATTCTTAAGGTTATCTAATCCTCTCCGAACATTATTCATTGTCTGCTT